TTTCAGCCGCCGGACCTGTCCCGCGTCTCTTAGCCATCGACTTCTGACGAATCATGATGGCCTCCTGCTCCTGAGCCGGACCGAGCGCCGGAAGGACAAGATCAAATTCTTCCTGTGTCATAAGTGTGAATTCTTCCGTTCTGAACGGGCCACCATTGGCGACACGTTCGGCAAAGTCTGCGCTGCGTTCAAGTTTAGCCATCTTACGCCCTCCTAAACCCTTTTATTGTAATTAACCGTAGAAACACCAATCAGGATGCCTAAAAGCGCGCCTGCGCGGTTTAACGTGAGCACAATAGCATCCACATTTGCCATTCCCCACGCTGGGCCGACATCTCCAATAAACCATGCCAGCCCCGGCAGGCAGATTAAACCAACCCACTTGAGCACGTCATATAACTTGTTGCTAATCATCGTTCTTTTTCTCCTCCGGCATCTTTAGGACTTTGCTATATAGCTCCGTCGCAACGTCATTACCGCCTAAATTGTGATAGGCTTTATAAACTTTCTTCATGGATTCTTTAGCGTATATCGGGCAGAATCCCTTTTCCGAATATCGGTTGTAGCTGGTAACAATTGATTCCCTCAAAAGGGATTGAACGCCTTCGGCGATGGCTTCATTTTTCCGCTTTTCTTCCGTCAGCTGATCGCGCATCGCCTTGATGAGCCACGACAGGACGGCAAGAACAGCGGTAAACAGCCATTCAAGCCAATGCACACTGATAAATGCTAAGATATCCATATTTAAGCCTTTCTATTGATTAGTCGGGATTCTCCGCAAGCCATTTTTCGGTCGCCGGTCTGAACAGGCGCGGAACGTCTGTGATGACCCACGGGGAGCCGGTCTTGGGGTTAATGACTTTGTTTTTGATTCTGATTCCGTAAAATCTGCCCATTACTCCACCCCCTCGGAGAGCGCTATAGCAAGGTCATCAATCGCGCCGTCCTGGACGCCCTGCGATTCCTCCAGCGCCGAAACGCGAAGTTCTAATTCTGTCGGTTCATGCATGGAAATAACAACGGTTACGGTCTGTCCGTCCTCGTTCGTGGCTCTTGTGGGCGCTCCGTTCAGAATCAGCCCGGAAAACTCTCCAACAATGCTATCGCCATCCTCGCCCGGCTGGCTGAACGTGATTTCGCTGACGTTCTCGGCGGTGCATTTCTCGCAGACAAATAAAGCGGATGCTTCATTGTCAGCAATATGCACGATATGATCAAGCGTCGCGCCGTCCTCAATAGTGATGCGCGTTCCGTCTTTAAATGTCATCCAATTCATGGGATCATCTCCTTTCAAGATGGTTAATGGGTTACTGATTTAGTTCGTGAAATGATGCTTTAGCGAACTATCAGTGTAATACAGTGCCGAATGGATTAACATCCCCAAGTCTCCCCACGGGAATCTTTGCCTTTTCGGGAAGTCTTGGAGATGCACCCGATGGTCTTCCCGGAATCATTATTAATACTCAGACATCCGGGTATCAGAGGCAGTTGGTTATATCGGGCGGGTCAGATCAAGGCATCCACATCTATGCACGGAATAGGTACAAGAATGGGTCTGATCCGTGGCCCTCTTGGACTACCATTGCGCCTATGCTTTTTAAAGATGTTACAGGCACTACGTCAGCTGGTGGAAACATCACGCTTGATCTTAATCCTGCTACATATATGGTTACTGGATTGCGTGTCGGGTCTTCCAGTCAAGGTATTGCCCTTCCGTGGAGCGCGGGATCAAGTTGGTATGCCCGATTGCTGAACACTGACGGCACGGTAAAAGCAAATACGGCTGTCACTATCCGGGTGGAATACAAGAAACTGTCATCTTGATGCTTATATGCCGTAATGCTTAAGTGATTAAGATGCCGTTAACGTCGGTGTATACCATACCACAGCATGGGTGTCATATCGTACAAATCCGATGTAAACCTGTATCCCTGTTGCGGACTGTGTTGCAGTAGTAAGCACGATCAGAGACTTTTGTATAACATTGTCAGGAGCACGGAAAAGAAACAGCTCTCCTGCCATCTTAAGATTGGTAATCTGGGACGGGGTAACCGTTCCAAAAAAGATGCTCCGCTCCTCCATTTTTGTCAAGACCTGATAAAGTGTCAGTGAATTTAAATTTGTTAATTCAGACCACGTTTTATAAATCCGTGGTTTCTGCACTAAAGCATCATTTAACGCCTTACCCTGAGACGCTGCAAGGGGCAGTGTGTTAGATGTGTTGGTTAATACCGTGACACAATCATTGTAATTAATCTTGTTCGTCAGGGCAGATTTCACATCATTAAAGAATTTGATAATCTTGCCGAAAATTACCGCGCCTGTCTCACCAACCGCCGGAACGGGCTGCGTTGCTGTCGATGCGGTGACCTGGTCAAGATTCAGGGCGGACATTCTGGTTGTCTGCTCGCCGGGCTTACCCTGAGGAATTATAAAGTCAAACACCGCCGCCGATTCCGTGCCCGAATTGGTTACCTGTGCGGTCGTGCCATATGCTGACGTGCTGACGGTTCCGACGTTAATCGTAGCCGCCGCGCCGTCTGCACCATTCGCGCCGGTTGCGCCAGTTGCACCTGTGGCTCCTGTGTCGCCCTTCGGGCCTTTGATGTTACCGATTAAAGTTCTTACTACACTCACGGTGTTACCTCCTCTTCCCCGTCATCAGTTAAGAAATACAGATTGCCGGTTGTGCTGTCATAATCAAAAGCATCGCTTAAGTCTTCCTGAGACACTGCGTATAAATCGCCCGTGTCAGGCTCGACATACATCGTAAACCACCCCGCCGCCGGTGTTGTAATGCCGCTATCCCCTTTCGGGCCTTGTGCGCCTTGAGGGATGCCGAACGTCATAACGCCGTTTGAACCGTCATATGATGCCGTAGCAGATGACCCCGCCGCAAGCGTTGTTGCGGTCGCGGAAAGGTTATCAAGCGTTTCGGCTGCCGCCGTGGCTGCCGCCGCTGCCGTGTTCGCCGCCTGCGCCGCCGCGTTCGCGTTGGCCTTAACGGTTTCCAAGCTGTTATACATCTGCTGAACGTTCGAATTGTATACCGATGCTTCACCCGCCGCCGTTGTTGCCGTTTCAGCCGCACTCGTAGCTGTTTCCGCCGCATTAAGGGTTGTCTCAATATATTCCGCAAGGTTAGCCGCGATATCAACCGCCTGTTCAATCAGCGGGATTTCTGTTTCTGATATAACGCTGTCATCCTTCAGCGGGGATTCCTCGACAGCTAACAAGAAATTGCAAGTACCGATAATTTCCGTTGCCGTTCTGATTCGCAGTTCGCAAACCGTAATACCCGCAAGCGGTGTCATCTGCCTTTCACAATTACAGGTGACCGTCTGGCCCGAAATGCTGGCGGCCTGATAGCTGAATACATTTCCGTCAGGCTTAAGGCCGTTAATCAGCACCGCCGCGTTGGATGGCACCGAATACGCCTCCGCGCCGTTATACAGTTTGAATATCAGCGCATTGGCGTTATGGTCAAACTGGCTGACGTGAACCACCGGCGGAACGCCCTGCGGGATCAAGTTTAGATTTGTAGTTTGTGCGTACATTATGAACCTCCACCAGAAAGATTCTTTATCTTGTTCTCAAGCGCTTTAACCCGTGTTTCAAGGGATGATATATCCGATTCCAAGGTTTTAACGCCATAGCTTGACGAATTATATAAATCATCGATGGTTTCGCCTACGCCCCAATAATGGGTACTACCTTCGAAAATGCTATTGTTCAGATATAACTCTTGCGCGTATACATTCTCATAATCGATAACTACGCCAAAATTACTGTTGTCAAGATTCGATTCGGGATCGCCGGTTGCGTATGTCTCACCATCCCAGCCAGTGACAAAGCACATATTTTCATTATCGCCGATGAAAACCTCTTTATCCTCTGAACCAAGATATGCACCTTCGCCAGCCTCCCAAACGCGGAACTTTCCTAAATGCACTTCCTGATAGCCGTCTTCATCAACGCCAGTTCGGAAAACGTCGCCGTTTTTGCCCTTGATGGTAATAACTCCACCATTAAAGGTTCCGTTAGTCGCCGTCATATTGCCGTCGTTGTCAACGCTAAAATTCTGTCCAAGCTTAATTTCACCGCTTTTAATATCAACCTGTCCTTTGTTGCTGACTTTAAAGTTTTCGTTGATATTAATTTCGCTTGCCTTAATTAACCCGCTGAACGTAGCGCCCGTGGCGGTCATGATGCCTTTATCGGTGACGCTGAAGTTTTTTCCCAGCGTGATATTGCCGCCGGTAAACGTGGCCTTTAATTCGGCCTTGTCATTAACCACGAACTTATTGTTGATATTGATGGTTCCGCCTTTTATGGCGCCGGTGAAATTACCGTCAACGGCGGTCATGATGCCCTTGTCGGTAACACTGAATTTATTTGCGATATTGATAGAACCGCTTTTCAGATTGACTTTACCAGTTTTATCAACCGTGAATGTTCCGTTCCCGATATCGATATAACCGCCCCGAATCGAACCGTCGAACACATCAAGCCCGGCATTCGTCAGTTGTGCCAGCACCTTCTTTCCCGTGCTGTCATACAGGAACATCCCGCCATGATTGACAACTAAAAGCGCTTTCTGTGCTTCATCGAAGAATTGCAATCCGGCGTTATTCCATTCACCTAGTTTTTTCGGTCTAGGCGTCGAAGCGTCATAGATAGTTAGATCACCGCTTGCATTGTTGACACCGCCCAATCCCAGATGACCGTCAATGGTCCAGCTCTGCGAGTAGTTCCCGCTGTTGTAGCCTTCCGAACTAAAGCCGATGCCTTTGTTATTGATGCGCAGAACATTCTTGGCTCTTGCTACATTGGCATCATCCAGGAACAAGATCTCATTCGCCCATCCTTCGGAGTTCCGGTTAATGATGACATGACCGCGCAGGCCGCTGTTCAGCACGCCTGTTGCCCTGTCAATGTTGGCCTGTGTCTGGTCAATAGTCGGACGCTGGTTAATGGCGGTCATCTGTTCCTCGATGGTAGTGCTCAGAGTGCTTCTGGTATCGCCAATGCCAATCTCGCTATAACGCTCCTTTAAGACATCGTATACAGTGCGGACCACCTTCGCCTTTGCCGATATACCAAGCTTGGCGAATTCGACAGTGATGGTATCGCAGAGACTTACAGTCTCAAGCGGCGCAATGTCCTTATATTCCTCAGTATCAGCCAGGTTAATGAACGACACATTAATACTGACCTTCGGGATGCCAATATTGTTCGACTGGATATAACTCTGTGTATAAGCTGTCAGCTGCGCTTGCGTCGGAGCATTCTCCCAATGGTCAGAGAAATCCATCACCACCGTGCGCGGAAACGGGAAATTCCCCGCGGCAGTTGACTCCACCGGGGCCGCCAGCGTTACCGTAACCTCGTCGGATGTCCAATATGGCATAATGCCCGTGATGGTGTTCTCGATATTAGTTTCCTGCTCGACATCAATGATGTTCTTGCCATATCTGAGCACAACACCCTTGTCAGAACCTCTGTGAGCATGGAGCTTGCAATTATAATTGTCCCACTCCCACTCAGCACCGCCACCATACACGTCAATGATGGACCCCTCACGCCCTCCGAGATATGACCGAATAGATGCCGGCAGAGGCACGGCAAAGGATGACGTGCTGGTGAAGTCTGCCGTCAATGTGAACGGGCACGTCTCCAGAGCGTTAGTCTTGAAGCCGGCAAGCGCACCGGCCAACGACTGAGCGCTGAACGGCTTGAACGGGATAAAACTCAGCTGATAACTGATATGCCTGCAGCAGACGAAAACGACCCCACTCAGGGGCCGCGTAATCTTGTAAATCCTGAAGGCCTGCAATCCAGAAGACTGCGACGCCTTAACGACTATAATCTTGCTGTTTGAGAGGTCCGCGTAATGCACGCCGGTGATGGGATATTCCATCTCCATCTCATATTCGCCATTGCGCTCTTCCCGAACCACACAGCTGATACAGTCTGACAAGCGCCCGATGCCATTCGTAGTGAAGGTCGTGGCCTTTGCATCAAAAAGAATAGGAATCATAATGTCCACCACCTTGGAGTGATCACCAATGATGTGATGCCGGACTTTGTGATGTTGTTGGTGCCCGGTGCAATCGTCGGGAATTCGCCATTAGTCAGAACAATATTCCCATTGCAATTGGTTGTGCCTTTGAAGGCATCCATCAGTTCACAGTCAATGTCCGTGTACTGACTTGCCGAATTGATCGTGATAGACACACCATTGATAGTGAATGTGCCTGTGCCGTACGCCCGGATGAGCGGCCTTGCGTTGTACAGCGTCGGATTATATATGGTACCGTTCGCTGTATATGTGAGCTCACGCTCACCATCAATCAGCCAGCGCTGCGGCATACAGTCGAAGTTGAGCGTCAGAGCGGCACCAACACGGTCCGACTCACTGACCACAAAGCCTCCGACGAATCTTGCCATGCGGTATTCTTCCGGGTGTATGCTGTCGGTATATCGACAATATCCAACCTTGCTCCCCAGATAAGCCCGCAGGCCCGGAACGTTGCCCTGCATCCGGCGCGGAACATAAGCCTCAACTGTTCCGGCAAAATTCCGGTATCGGCCGTTATCCAGCGTCAACTCTCCGCTCTTTCCCGGAATCACAACCGACTCAAAGTCTCTCTCCGGCGCATCAAACATATTGGATTTTGCTAAAAATGTCCCAAAATCCGTCGAGGATTTGCCGTCAAAAGTAAACACATATCGCCTCATCCGAACACCGCCCTTCTGCTGTCAACCTGGCGCTGGATAAGCTCAGCGACTCTCTGAGCAAGGACTCTCTCGTCCTGACCCTGCGCTCCGTACACATTGATGACCACACTGCCGGTGCTTGTCACGCCCTTGCCAGCTGCGGCAGTCGCTCCAATGTTTACGTTCGACATGATAGCGTCATTGGTAGCCATAGACAGGTCATCCATTGCATCGGTGACCGATCCAATGTTGTCTTCAATACCTTCGGCAATACCAGCCGGGATATACTGACCAATCTCATCACGCATCAGCTTGGACGGAGACTTGATGCCTAAGAAGTTCTTAACCGCTTCATAGGCCTTCTTTGCTGCGTTGACGGCAGCATCCTTTATTAACTTAGCACCGGCCTCGATGCCCTTCTTGATACCTTCCATGATGTTTTTGCCGATGGTTCCCCAGTCGTACTTTTCAAACTCGCCCTTGATGCCGTTTATGACTTCCAGGATTTTGCCGGGAATCTCCGGGATGGCCTGGATGATACCAGCAAGCAATTTGCCGAGCAATTCAACACCTTTTTCAAGGATCTCCGGCAGGTGCTCACCGATGGTGGCCAGGATCTGCATTACCACAGACACGATGGATGTCACGACCTGCGGGATGTTGTTGAATATACCCTGCGCGATGTTACTGACCATCTCAAAGCCCTTCTGCATCATCTGGGGCATATTAGTCATTAAGTAAGATATAAGCTGAGTCACCAAATTACCTGCAGATTGTATCATCTGAGGTAAATTGTTTAAAAATCCTGTTGCCATCTGTCCGACCATCTCCATGCCTTTAGACAGCATCTCCGGCAGTCTCGCCGCAATGGCTGACACCACGCCAGATACAAGCTGTCCCGCATTAGCCGCAAAGACAGGGACATTTGACAGAATGGTCTCACCGATAGAAGCCAGACCGTTCACAACCTGTCCGACACCACCTTCGGCATCCCCGGAGAATATCTGTGTGATGCCTCCCATGACTTCTGTGAAGCCCGGAAGAAATTCCGCTGTCATCCCCATCGTAAAGCCAGACATAGCCGTGTGCATGTCCTGCAGAGCATCCTGGTATCCGGCAGCTGCTGCCACCGCATCATCAGACATGACCCCGCCCAACTCGCTCACACGGTCTTTCATGGCCTGCGTGTCTTCTGCCGATGTGTTCAGCAGTGCAGCCATTTCCTGCGCGCCACGTCCAAGCAGTTCCTGTGCAAGGGCAGCTCTCTCCGTGCCCGCTTCCATGCCCTGCAGGCCTTCGATGGTCGCCGAGAACAAGTCTTCCTGGGACATGCTCATGACATCTTCCTGGGAAAGACCAAGCTTCTGGAAGGCATCCGAACCGCTGGCCGCTTCCTGTGTCAGCTTCTTCATGGCTGACTGCATGGTGCTTATTGACGTGCCGGAATGCTGCAGAACGGCATCCCATTCCTGGTATGCTTTAGCGCTTATACCAATCTTCTGTGACTGCTTATCAATGGTATCGCCATATTCTGCAAGGTCTCCGACTTTGCCGATAGCTGCTGAGATGGCCGCGCCAATACCGGCAGCCGCCACCACTGTCTTTATGGTCGAGACTAACTGTTCACTAAATATACTGCCGGATTCAGAGCCAGCACTCGCGGCTTCGCCCGACAGCACATTGCTAATGCTTCCAGATATTCCTTCCGCAGAAGGGACTATCTGCACAAACGCTTTACCTAAATCAGGCATCTTTTCCTCCCGTTCTGCGTGTCCATTCCTTCATGAAGTCCTCACCCGATGAATATCCCTGTACAATGCTGTTGTCCGTACCGTTTATGGCCGCCAAAATTGACTTCGGCCTGTTCTTGCCTTCTGCTCCGTCCTTAGTGTTAAGCCACGCTATAAGATTCAGAGCATCGTTCTGAGCCATCTGCACATACAGAGGCATCGGCACCGGAAGCCCGCCTAATATCGTTCGCATCCGCGAACCTTCACGCAAACCAGCCGCCAGCGTAGCCGCATAAGATGGCTTCAGCTGGCGGTAGTTGTACACGTGATAGTATTCGGCAAAATCACACATCAGAGCATCCTCATCAGTGTCAATCATCAGGGCGAGGGTCAGGAGTTTTTTGACTTTTTCTCCGTGCTCATGAATTTGTAAATGTCAGCGATCTCATCGCCAATCTTTGACAGTCGAGCACGGCCCTTATCATCTTCACAATGCTTAAGTAGTGCCGCTTTCTGCTCAGCTCCAAGCATCTTCTCGATAAGCTGAGACAGGGCAGCGACATCGCCTTTCTGAGACTGGCCAAAAAGCTCCAGAAGATAAAAGTCTTCCAGGTTCTCCGGGTCAATCTCATATTTGAATCCGGTAGATGTTACGCCCTTCACAGTCTTCATTTAATCACGCTTTCAGAATGTACTCATAGTGAGTGTTGCCGGCGGCATCCGGCTGAGCGGATACGGTAATCTGATAGCCCACAGCTGCGCTGTCAGAATAGGTCACGTCACCGACAGCGGTAATCTTGCCAATGGGAATTACTACACGCTTTGCCGCGCCGTTCCGCATGGTCATGTCAACCACCCATTCAGCATCGACCTGTTCGTCAGAATTCACATTGACTGTGATTCCCGTAGCAAGATCTCCGCTGACATTGCCGGCACCGAAGATAGCCTTCAGAACGTCGATGTTGAGTGCTTCAATCAGAGTGAACTGGAAGGTGTCAACCTTGTCGGTCTGAATGTTAAGTACAGTGTCTCCGCCCCACGCCTTGATATCTGTGGTTGTGACCGCTCCGCTGTTTACAAGACCGGCATCGGAGATATATCCAAGATTCACGAAAGCCACATTGAGCTCTGCAGCGGCGCTTGTCGGAAGAGCTGTTCCCAGCACAGCACGGGAGACCGCGCCGCCGACTTTAGCCTTGCCAGCTGTAACATTAGATACAGTAGCCATATAAGCCTCCTAGTCATAAAAAATAACGTCAAAGACCGCCTGATACCGGTAGTGCTTTGACGTTGTGTCTGTATAATTATAATCCGAGTTAAGCACGGATCTGGAGATGCTGTCGAGTGTGATAGCATTCTCCATAGCCGCCTTAACTTCCTCATTGAGTGCCGCAGCACCATACATGGACGGTGCATACGACTGAATGGCCAGAGTCGCGCTGTCGATGTGGTTAACCCTGCCGCCTCCCGTCTTTTCAATCACGACGAAAGTCTCATCGGGTCGTCCTTCCGGGACTTCCATATACACCGGGACAGTCAGCTCCTGGCCGAGATAATCCAGTATAATTTTCTCAATCATTCTTAGCCGCCTCTCCGACTGCCTTCAGCAGTGCATTGTCGAAAAGTCCCGCTGGCTGATAGACCATTGCGTTTACTCGATTAGCGCCGGTGTACACATCAACTTCTGCACCGTCTCCATAGCTGGCCTTGACCGACTCAGCATATTCTGCACAAATCGCGCCCATCTCTGGAGACTTCAGCAGTTCGCCCACGCCTGCATAGTCTAATTCAAAGCGAAAATCAGCCATAGCGCTCGACCTTGACCTTTCGGTTCCACGACAGAGGAATCATGCTCTCGATGCCCTGTGTCGGTTCACCAATGGTGCGGAACCTCTCACCCCAGAACTCCACCGTCCGGTTTGTCCAGGTGTGAGCATCTCCCTTCGGGATGGCCAGCGTATAAGCCAGCACCTTCCCTGTCAGGTTCTTAGTGTCGATCACGTCCTGTGAGGATGGTTCCCCAACCAGGACGTTCTCGACCTCGACGGCAGTCTCAGTGTAAATCGGGCGATTGAATTCGTCGACACCTGTCTGCTCTTTGTCATAGAGGATGATAGTTATTCCGCTGATTCTGCCTGCCATAATTCCACCGTCCCTATTCTCTGCCGCCTGAATCCGAGTCGCTTCAAGTCATTCCGCATGATAGCCCCGGAGATGCCGCCGCCCGGAATCGCATAAGTACCGGACCACGAATAGCCCAAAGCACTCTGCGATTCCTGGGACATCGGTTCACCTTCCTGGGACTGGCGGAGGACCCTAACCACGACATCCACCACAACCAGCTTCACAACGCTCGCGTAAGCCGCACTCTCCTCGACCATCTGGTCCAGGTCCTTACCGACTTTGATCGCCTCATAGCGGAGAGCGTCAGACACAAGCGGCAGAAGAGCCGTGATGCGCTCGATTTCGGGCGCGGTGTACTCTTTCCCGGATAATGCGGTTACATCAGCAACCGTTGCAAAGTCGCTCATGGATTACCTCCTAATCAGCTGTGCGCTCTGGTCAGCTTAACGAAGCAGTTGGTGTCAGCACGGAATCCAACCTCGATCTCGGCTCTTACTGCGAACATGTTGCGCTCCCACAGGGAGACCGGATTGTTGTTGATGGTAATGGTGGCCTGGTTGGAGATGTCAATCTTGACACCCTCAACAGTGCCGTACACTGCCTGAGTCCAGTCACCAGCAAAGCCGATAACATCCTCAACATTGGCAGAACCATCCTTGTAGGCTGCCTTAGAATAAGCCACCGGAGCGCCAATCAGGCGCGGGATAGCACCCTCAGACATGGAGTTGATAAAGAGCGGGCGCTTGTTGCTGTCAGTAGCGGAAAGCAGCTCACCCTTACCCTGTGCGGACAGTGCAAAGCCATTCAGAAGGCCGCCTGCCACAGCGATGTCAGTATCAGCATCGACAAGAGCCTTATAAATGCTGTTTCCGGTTCCGCTGATGGACTTAGCTGTTACAGAAGCAAAGGTATCAAAGTTGGAGCCCGGAGCTGTGCCGTGGAATGCGGTTGCGTCGAACTTCTGAGCCAGTGCAAGCGGCAGTCTAGCCACAAGAGCCTGATACAGAGACGGAAGATCTCTCTGGAACTCATCAGAGAACGGCACGATTACTGCAAGTTTATAAGCCTGCATGATCTTGGTGCTGAGAGACGGATTGCTGACCGGCTTCGGGTCGGTCTCATCAACCCAGCTTGCTTCCGGGTCACCAGTGATAACCGGGATGGTCAGGCCTCTGCCCGGAAGTGCTACCTGACGAGCCAGAGCCATGATTGCGGACTGCTCCTGAGTCTTCTGCATGATTTCAGTAGAGATCTCGGTCGGAAGAGTGATATTGGTACGATTGGTGTTAATGCCTGCCATAATAAACCTCCTTGAAATTAGGAATTAAACTGCTGACCAAACCAATCAGCAAAGCGCTGACCGTTGGTCATTTTACCTGTATTTGTGGCTTCACCACTTCCAAGCGGAGCGTTTACATGAGCTGCCGCGAAATCTTTCGCGAGTGTCTCAGCGTCCTTCTTCCACTCTTCGGGGGTATCGCCGCGTAATCTACTGGCATAGTCAATCTTTAACCCTGCAGCAATGGCGATCTTCGTTTTTTCCAGGTCGGTCCTGTAGGTTTCGCCCTTTGCAATCTCAGCATCCTTGTCTGCGAGCTTCTTCGCGGCCTCTGCAGCTGCATCCTCAAGCTGTTTGATCTTGGCTTCCTGTTCCGCAAGAGCTTTCATGTGCTCTTCCGGTGAGATATAGCCTTCATACTTCTTGGCCTGCGCTTCACGGTCACGCTGAAGTCGCTCTTTAATAATAGCGTCGAGCTGTTCCTGGGTCTCGATAACTTTAAAATCTGCCATAGTGTTCCTTTCCCCGCTTTCCGGGCGGTATCCGTAAACAATAAAAAGCACCCCGTTGTGGGATGCTTAATAACTGATATGTTGTTTTGGCTTTTCTACCTTAGAATCAGAGCAAATCCAGTGAGCAAGAATCATGCTGTCGAGGAGTGAGATGTCAGCACCATCCAGCATGGACTTGTATCCAAGCCCGCCATTGGCACCTATCTTCCGTCGCTCGCAATTGGTGACAACCTGCGTCACGGCTGACTGCATCATGTGCTGGAAGGTTCCCTTCTCCATAGCCATGTCGAATACGCTGTTCGCCTTGATGATTTGTGCAACAGTGACCACTGCAGGACGCTTGACGCCTGCCCTCTTTGCAGCATCCAAGAGAACATCCGTACCGTTCTTGCCATCAACCACAGCCTTACAGACGTCCGCCTGCTCCAGGAATCTGACTATCCAGTCGATACCGTTCCTGATTGGCTTACAGTTTACAACTTCACAGAATATCTTTCCTTCTGCTGTTCTGACGGCAATAGCAAGCGCCACATTCTCACCATCGATACCGAACTTAATGCCGGCATACAGACGTCCTGTCAGCTTCGGCAGCTTATCGACCTGCAGCTGTTCCCACTCGTTCCGGCTGATTGCGGACCGCTGGTTATACTTAATCCACAGCCCCAGACGCTGAATGTTAAAGTCTGTCTTATCATCACCAATCTCCGAGCGGATGGTCCTCTCTTTGAGAATAGTTCCGAGCGACGGGTTGGTTTCATACCACAGGTCAACGTCGTCAGCGTTGGACATCTCCGGCACAGACCATTCAGCCCAACCGGACTCGAATGACTCAGCCTGCAGGACATGTTTACGATAATTCGGGAAGACCGTGCCGGCTGAAATAGCCGTCGGAGGCGTTCCGAACATGATGGTCTGCGGATTCGCGGAATCCGTGACCACGTACTTCAACGCCGTCTCTTGCTCTGGCGTGTATTCCTGCGCCTCATCGACCACAAGCAGGTCGTAGCCTTCACCCAGACCGCCGGTAGACGTCCGGGTGCGGAACTCAATCACACCGCCTTCATCAGTGTATAAATGCTCCTTGCCGAAAGCTCTGAAGGATGAATCAATCTTGATGTCAACCTTCGCACAAAGCCTGCTGAGACGCTCCCAGATGGAGTGTGCCGTGCTAGCTCTGTGAGCCGTGTACAATATTCGCTCTCCGTTCTTCAATCCCCAGATGCACCTCGCAAGGGCCATTTCCGACTTGCCATTGCGTCGAGGTACTGAATATCCGAACTTCTGATGAATCCATAGGCCCTCTTCATTTGTGGCCATGATGTCATACGTGAGCGCTACCTGCCAGTCTAGCGCCGTATTCTCACTGGCATTGTATAGCTCAATAGCTTCCGGTCCTTTTGTGTCTTCATAAGGCAGAATCACGGACACCGTCGGAGATTGCCTTCCGACTCTGTCCATGTTTTATTCCTCCTTATGAATGGCCGGGTCTTTATTCCTGGTCATTTAAACCTCCCTAAACGTCAACCCACTCATCACCACTAGACATGGTATGAGTTTTGCCTACCTGATAATCTATGATGCAGAGGCAACCAGGATGCCGTTCAAAACAACCAGCATTATATGCATCCTGATAGTTATCCCAATCACCGCAACGCTCCAGACACCACTGACAATCCTCAGAATACTTTGTGCCATTCCTCAATCCTACGTCGCTGTATGTTCGGCTTATATGGACTTCAAAGCCCATGTTCTCTCTGGCCTCTGCATTCTTGCGGACCGTCTCATCCACAGCTCCGACAGTAGCCTTCTGAATGATTCCGGTGACATATTCCGCAGTCACCAGCTTCCCCGCAAGCTCTTCGGCTATCTTGTCAGCCTCTGCCGGGTCAAACTCACCACGTAGAGCGCCAATATTTGCCTTCAGCTTGCCGTTCTGTGCCCGCTGTGCCATAGCCGCGACACTGGTCGAGTCATCATACGCATGACGGAGCACCAGTTTGAGCGCGGCAGCCAGCTCCACCTCAGAGACATCAGAAAAGTCAGACCCAAGCGTGTCAGCAAGTAGCTGTCCAAGCTGTTCAGCCTGCTTTTGTGCGTCCGCAAACGTCGCAATTTCTTTCCCGATCTTCTTTCCCCGCATATACTTGCGAAGCATCACCTTTCCGTCATCCATATCAGATACCTGTCAATTCTCTCAGCTTGGTCTCAGTGAAGTATTCCGGGAAGGACGTTTGAATCTTCTGGACCGCATCACCAATGCCAGACAGTGCCGTGATATCTGGCTCAAATATCGGAGCCCACTGGAGACGTGTGCGTGCCAGCTGATTCCTCTTGTAGGCAAAGTCATCTCTTATGCACGCCGCCAGATATCCGGCATTCAGCAATCCGACACCAAACGTCCGCTGAGCCTTGCGGGCTGTCAGACGGAGCGTCTCATGAGCGGCCCTGATGGCCTCGGAGCTTGAAGGATTCTGAGACGGGAAGCCCAAGTCATCCAGAGTCAGCCCCGTCTCGCCGGCGAACAATCCAGCGAACTCACGCAGTTGCTCCGTGTGTGGAGTCTGCGGAGCTGTTTGGAACTGTCCGACCACAGGCTTGTCACCATCATCGTCCTTATCAATCCGCAGCATGCTCGACATTGTGACCTTCCACTTTTCCATCTCTTCCGTGTTCGGGTCCATACCGAGAATATACTTCTGCGGATAGCTGTAGAACTCCGCAGCAATCTCTGAACGCTTAACGGTCCGCACTGCACCGTCCACAATCGCCATGCACGCACGGCTAATTCTGCTATGGCCAAACGGTCTGGTCGCATCTGGCCGATAGATGACAGGCACAAGCAGAGGATACGGTGCTGCATTGGTCACTGTATAAGGATTCTTGTCCTTTTCGTAGATGGTTGTGGCACCAGGTGCAAAGTAGGCTTCGACCAACGGATGGTCAGATTCATCAAACTCCAGAACCGCATAGCCTTCCTTCAGCATGTATGTCACAGGATCGATGATGCCTGTCGCATGTCTTCCGTCTATGACTCGCATCAGGGGCTGGCCGTCATCGCCGCAAGTGATGTAGATGAAATCACAGGAGCTGATCAAAGCACCCAAGATAGCCGAATCAATCAGCACGTCCATATTGTTCAGCCGATAGATGTCATTGAGGTTGTACGCGTCCTCATCGAAGCCCTGGAAGACTAACCTGTCGGCCAGACTGTCAACGGCCTTCCCACACCAGCCGAGTACGTGCATGAAATATTTAAGGTCCGGCGGTGTGCTGATGCCGAAATCCATAGCCAGATGCTTCATCTCATAGTATTGATACCGGAGCATGACCCTGCTCCGCTTTGCGCTTAGCTTATTGCGCAGGTAGTCTACGCCTTTTAAATTCGCCATAATCATGCTCCATTTTTACAAGATAATGAACACCGTGTGTTTTTTTGTGCAGTAACGGCGGGGTTGATTGGCACCGGGGAGTGCGGAGGGAGGCATCCCCCCAGTAGCCAATCATTTGGAGGAAACAAACAGTGACCCAAACGAGGTTGAATTGGTGTGATGATGTCCAGGTCATTTTGATGGGGGAGGGTATTTTTAAAATAATTAAACTTCTATGCGAGGATAGTTATTTTTTCATTGAGGCGAACCGCGCCCCGCAGTGGGGCGGGTGGGGGTACCCCTGGTCATCCCCTATACCCTGCCCAGTCACAGTGCTGTTCAAGTGTATCATTAGGAATGAGTCTGTCACTTTCAACGTCCGCCCGTCTTGGTTCGATAAGTTTGTCAGACTTCTGCCGGTTGCAACACCGGTGGGCCAGTTGAAGATTGCTGATGTCAGTAGGGTGACCGCCCTTAGCCACAGGGATGATATGGTCAACGGTGGGGGATAAAGGATGCGGGGCACGGTAGGAAAAGTCTACAGGCTTACCGCATATCCCACAGATAGTCTGGGTCTTCAGAATCTTCTGGCGGGCAGCTTCAAATGCCCCACGATTACCAGGAGCACGGTCTGTTCTCATGGGGCACCTCCACATAAAAGAATTGGCGGGAAGTCGTCCTCCCCGCCCCTGTGTACTTGTATCCCGCAGTTGCACAGATTGCGGAAGAGAGTGTGCGTCGGGTGAGTTCCGATACGCACGAAAGGCCAAAGAAAGAGCGCCGTCGACGGAGACCCCTCTCGCACCGGCAGCGCTTTTCACTGTCTATTAAATGTGCACAAAGTGCACACGTCAAGAGGTTTCGAAAAATCTTTCTATTGCCATCCTGACACCGCTGGAAGTAATGCCGATACGCATCCCGACGTCCGTCCATGTATAGCCGTCGACATATCTCAGGCGGAGCATAGTACGGAGTCGAGCATCCTCGACAGCATCGAGATACTGCTCCACCTCTTCCAGCTTAGCCTCCAGCTCAGAGGCATTGCGGTTGTAGCGCTCAATGAGTGCGGTCAGGCGCTTGGACTGTTCTGCGTACTGCCTTGTCGGTTTGCCCACCACCTTGATGGGCCCGATGGTTAAATCCTCACGGGAGCCGGTCACAGTGTCAGCGACTTGGGAGTTCTTCAGCAGCTTAAGCTCCCGCTGCATCCGTGAGATTCTCTTCTTAAGGTCAGCGTGCTCCAGACGCATGGCCGCGTATTGCTCGAATAGTTCTTTCAAAGCTTTCCTCCCTGCCCCCTTAGTTGCGTTAATGTACATCTATGTCGATGTTGACCGTGTCCTTAAGCTTCTGGTGCAGGCTCTCGATGGTAGTCTCGCCTGCCCGCCACCGCCCCAGTTCTGTGTCAATGGCATTGTAGACTCGCATGATACGCTGTTCGCCGAATCCGTATACTTCATGGAGTGCGATGCCGAAGAGGTAATACATGGCAATGGTCATGTTCCGATTGTCCTCATCAATCATGTGCGTACGCTGTTCTTCAGCAAGACGACGATACACATATTCTGAAGAGTTCTCCAGTTTGTTCCATACGGCCCTCATATCATTCTTCCGGTTCTCACGCTCGAACTTACGCTTTAATGACCGTCTAAGACTTCCCATCATCATCCCTCCGCATCAATTCACGTACCACCAGAACCATCACAAAGATAAATGCCAGCACCGTCAGCAAGGCCACGAAGAATATCACGGTCAGGAAGGCGCTGAACAGGATGTTGGTCATGATTTCGCCTCCCCATCATCGCATCCTTGCATGAATATAATGTTGTAACCATAATAGTCACTGTACTGATTGGAACAATAATGGTCTGGTTTGTTTTGGTTGTTTGGGTTCGTCCAGTCTTGCTTACTGTATTTGCATTCACTGCATTTTGTCATTCGCTCACCTTCTTCCTCAGGTTCTTCAGGAGAATCTTAGTCTGAAATCTTCGCAAAATCTTGTCATACTCGGAATCGGTTATGCATCCATGAATATGCGCGGCAACTATGCCGAATCCTACCCTTTGCGCAAAATCAGCATAATCACCTAATGTGAAGCCTTGCTGATTCGCCTGTTCTTCGTAGGTGTCCACAAGGGCACCATGATGGAATACAATGCTTGTCATTCGCTCACCTTCCTCGCCTCGCTGCAATAGTCCGAACCTTTACGGTTTGCGCACTCCCATATAAAACAACGCCCGCTAGTTGCAAACGGTTTCTCGTGCTCCCAGTATCGGCAGTTCCGGCAATGGATGATTTCAAGTTGTTCTTTTCTATGCGCTATCCCGACCGCCGTTATCATTCCAAGCAATTCAGTCTTGTATTTCTGTTCGATCTCCATGCCGGAAACCTTGCGGTTAAAGCACGATATTAATTCATCGAATTTGCTTTTCATCGTTCAACTCTCCAACAATATCGAACAGGTTTCCAATTTCATGCAGCGTCAACGCCAAATGAATCACAGCACCTTTCAGCCATTCGCCCCGCTCCGGGTTAAGATTCGCTTCCAGTTCTTCTTTTGTCATGTCTGACAAACATAATGACTGATATTTGCCGTTACGCTTTATTCGCAGATAGATTCCATCAAGGTTTCTGACCACTCTCATTTGCTCACCTCCACCTTTTTCGTATTTCGTCAGCCTGTTCTTTTCCGCGCTTTTTGCAATCAATCTTGT